TTAGATCTCAACAAGACCATGGATCAAGATGCGATGATTCAACAGCGAGATCGAAACAAAACATTGATACTTGGCGATTCAGGAGGATATCAGGTTGGTAAAGGTGTCCTTAAGTTTGATTGGCAGGATTTCGAAGGTGCTAGTGCTAACAAAACTAGAGATGATATCCTTAACTGGTTAGAGCTAACTGCAGATTGGTCGATGCTGCTAGACGTGCCAACATGGGCCTGTGATCACATACACAGCCCTAAAACCGGATTAAAATCGTTCGAAGACTGCTTAGAAAAAACTCGCTTTAACAACGAATATTTCTTAAATAATAGAGTAGGTGCTACTAAATTCTTAAACGTTTTGCAGGGCAGTAATTGGGAAAACGCTGAAAAGTGGTATCAAGGTGTTAAAGAGTTTTCAGATTCTGCAAAATGGGGTGATAAGTCCTGTGAAGGTTGGGCTATGGGCGGTGCTAATATGTGCAAAATGCCAATCACGCTACGCAGATTGATTACCATGCGCTTTGATGGCATGTTAAAAGGCAAGGATTGGATGCACTTCTTGGGTACAGCACAATTAGATTGGGCCTGTTACTTAACTAGTATTCAACGACAGATTAGGAAACATATAAATGAACAATTCACAATCAGCTTTGACTGTGCATCCCCATTCATCGCTACGGCCCACGGGCTTGTCTATACTAACGCCCAGCACACCTCTAAGCGATTCAGTGTTATTATGGACAAAGCCCCAGATAATAAGGGTCTTGCCAGACGGCACGATATTCCTTTCCCATTCGAAAGCGAAGTTGGACGACGCCTCAGCATTGCGGACATATGTCACTACGCTCCGGGAATGTTGAACAAGATCGGCAAAGAAGGTAAAACAAGTTGGGATAGTTTTGGTTATGCATTAATGATGTCTCATAATGTCTACTGCCATATTGTAGCAGTGCAGAGAGCTAACAATTTAATGGATATCGAACGTGCATCTTATCAACCAAATTGGAGGCAGTGGCGTAAAGTCAAAGATGCAGACAAGAGCGATGAATTTTCTGAGTGGGTTCCTCGAAATATTTTATATTTTGATCGTTTTGTAGAAGAACTGTTTGATTGCAAAGATAAAGAATCTGCATTTGAAATGATCGCAGAAGCAGAGCGTCTTGGATTCTTGCAGAACTTAGAAGGTGCCAGACTGCGTGGTGGTGTTACTAATATTGTTAACAGCCTTTTTGATGAGGTCAAAGAGGACGGAAAAATTGAAGTACCCTGGACTGACGATCGAGAAGATGAGGAACTAGATAAGCTCATCGTAGAATAAGGAGATCATTATGTACGAAAGCAGAATCAAACATTTAGAAGAATCACATAGGATTTTGGACAAACAAATCGATGGAATGGAAAAAACTGGCACATTTTCCGACGATCATTTACATAATTTGAAAAAACAGAGGTTGCAATTCAAAGACGAAATCGCTAAACTAAAAAGACTGCAATGGGAACACGATCACGAAACGGTAGACTGGGATGACGACAGATAAAATTATTCTTAACAAAAACGATCTTTCGAAGATCCAACAATTGCTGAAAAAATTTCCAGACACTGATTTCTTTTCTCTCACTCAAGAAAGCGGTTCCGGTATCGGCAGCGTTCTAACTATGTCGTTTGATTATTCCGTCGAAGACATCAGAGGAACATTCACAACTGAAATAAATGGTGTAGAGGACTGGTAATGAATTGCTGTAACTTGCCCGAACCAGCATTGGTAAACTATATAGAGGCAGTCAATCTCTATCTAGAATGGAATCGTGCTTGGGTCGACTTCTATCTTAACTTTTATAAAATCTATCTACCAAAACAATGAGAGATGAACTAGATCAGCTTCTCTGCGAGAAGTATCCTCTCATCTTCGCAGATCGAAATAAATCAATGCAGGAAACCTGTATGTGCTGGGGATTCGAGCACGGGGATGGTTGGTATCAGATCATTGATAGCCTCTGTGCTAACATTCAAAATCATATAGACTGGAAAAATCGCAGTGCTGCTGCTGGATACGAAGACTGGAAACCAGTTCCACAGGTAGTGGCTACTCAGGTCAAAGAAAAGTTTGGCACACTACGTTTCTACTATAATGGTGGCGACGATGTCATCGACGGAATGGTGCGGATGGCTGAATCTTGGTCTGCTGTGGCCTGTGAAGAATGTGGCGCACCTGGCACACAGAACAGCCGAGGCTGGATCAAAACACTTTGTGAAACCCATAGACGAGAAAGAGACGAACGATATGAATCGTGATTACGCAGATGGTGTCAAAGACGATGTAGAGTTTTTCACAGGTACAGAAGTTGAACACACTCCTGCCTTGGGTATGAAAACTCTGTTCGTAGTAGGAGTTAAAAATCCTGCAGAAATCGAAGCACATCTCAAAGACGGTATCCAGCATATCTTCTTTGGTGCTAATCACAGTTTCAAACCTAAATACAATGACTATGCAGAATGGAAACTGTGGGAAGATATGATCACCTATTTCCTAGAGCGTGACTATCTCTGTAGTCTAGACATTCCTTTAAGTGCTGTAGAAGAATTTAACGACGGTGGGCTGAATGAACATAATAACTTCATTCCGCAGATCCGTGTGCCAATTCCCTATATCAAATTATGGAATTACAACACTATGTTGAAGATCGATGACAAAGACTTTAAAGCAACCAATCCGGGTGTTTGGTCTCACAGTCTACATAAACTAATGGACCGATCAGCTTTTACAGATTGGACTTGTTATAAAAACGATGAGGTGCTATAATGAAACCACGTATTAAAAAATTAAAAATGTCAGATCGCCTAATCGGCATCAAACTTCCTACAAACATTGATGGTCATGCAGGAAGAGCTTTAGAAAAAATTCTAGAAGATGCGGGAATCAAAATCAATAGAGGTCATGGGCCCGATATTGAAGATTGGGGCATTGAAGTAAAGTCAAGAAAAAAATCAGCCACAAGTGCTCAAACAGTAGCTTCTATGGCACCCGACGATATTATCTCTAAATCATATCGTCAATCAAATGTTTATAAAAAATTTAGACAACAACTACGTATTAAAACCAATGACGACGACGTAATCATCGAAGCAGAACTTTATGATTTCGATCAACCGCATATTCAAATTTTAATAGAGCAAGCCTACGAGCATGGAAGAAAAATTATTTCTCAATATAAAAATATAGGGTATACTCCATATTCTGGATTTTGGGGATATTTCGAGCAAACTAAATCAGATTCAAATTGTTATGATTTTAGAATCAGTAATACAGATATGGAATCCCTAGAAAGAATGGCGAAATCGACATTTACAAAACATTTTGAGGTGTTATAATAAATGAGTGGACCATATGCAATCACTGGGGCAAAAACCTTAGGCTCCAATAGAATTAGAAAGGCGAGAAAAGTGAAACAAAAACTTACTTGGCGGCAGCGTTTGAGAAACTGGTTTAACAAGGATCTGGAAGATTCTGATAAGGCAGAACTTTGTGTTCAGGACGTGCATCCATCAAACAGCTTAGACGGTGAAGGGATGCGATTCCAACTATATCGTGCCAGTGGCGGCTACGTGGTAGAAACACGATATTATGATCACAAAGCTGATAGAAATTATCACAAACTACATATCATCAACGATGATCAAGATGTCGGGAATGCTATTGGTAAAATCATCACAATGGAGAGCCTGCGATGAGAACCGTTATCAAAGAAAACGAAGGATTCCGTTTAGTATTAGAAAAAAAACCCTGCCTACGACCCGAAGGTCTAAACAACATCGAAATGACTGGCGAGCAGTTAAGAGACGGAGAAATCATACATAGCAGTACTTATCAATTCTTTATGACACAAGAAGAAATTAATAATTTGGCGAAGGCATTAGCAGAATGATTATTCGGCAAGACATTCGTCCTAATAAAATGATCTGGGTTACTTTTCGTAAAGAAGGTATCCATAAATATCCTGCTGCATTAACCGATCCTAATCTCGCTACAGGCGACGAATACGATGTTAGTTTCTTAGGTTATCCACATCGTCACATCTTCCATTTTCGTGTTTGGATCGGTGTCACACACGACGATCGCGATATTGAGTTTATTCAGTTTAAACGATGGTTGGAATCATTATATAATGATGCTACACTAAGTTTAGATTATAAAAGTTGTGAAATGATGTCAGGCGATTTATATGATGTCATTAGCAAGAAGTATCCAGGCCGTGAGGTTTGGATTGAGGTCTCCGAAGACGGAGAAAATGGTTCGTTCATCAAATACTAAAAAGGAACTTATAGATGAAACCGCAAGTTGAGAAAATTTTCGACGATCTCGACAACTACCTTGATTTCTGCAGATTTGAACTGCGTGATTTCAATCCAGCCCACCTGTACGATAAAGGCAATGAAAACTATCGTGCGTTTTTAAACAGCCAGCGTCCTCCACGCCAGTGGCAGGATCGAGGAGAGCGCAAGCCTTATCAAGGCAAAAATCCTCGATGGGACAACAACGGACATCGTAATGGCCAAAGTTTTTCTCGTTGATCTCGAGGCTGTAGAAACTAGATATACCGGACAGTGGAAAACCCACTTTCCGGAACTTCTACGAAGGCACGGTCATGATGTTCAAGTTATATCTGGTTTGGAAGATATTCCTCGAGCCACTACTCCTGGCGCCTTTCTTAATTTTGGCGGCACTAATATCTACAAGGCTAGCCAAGTTGAAAAGATGGGCCGGTTATTCTGCGAAGGTAAAGTAAAGGCAGGAGATCACTTTATCTTCACAGATGCCTGGCATCCTGGTGTAGTTAACCTCAAGTACATGAGCGAACTGCTAGAAATTCCTGTCAAGATACACGGACTATGGCACGCCGGTTCATATGATGAGCAAGACTTTCTAGGTCGACTAATTGGTCCTGCTCGCTGGGTAAGACACGCTGAGAAGTCGTTCTATCACTGTTTTAATCACAACTACTTCGCATCAGAGTTTCATGTAAAGATGTTCTTTGACGAACTACTACATGACGGAGTACCTTTTGACAATCCCTGGTATGATGAGGATTGGAAGGACGTATACACTGATAACGATCGCAAGATCGTTCGCAGTGGTTGGCCTATGGAATATATGTCAGATACCTTGCTAATGTATAAGGACATGCCCAAGCGCGATCTTATCTTGTTCCCGCATAGACTAGCACCAGAGAAGCAGGTCGAGATCTTTATGGATCTCAAAGAAAGCCTTCCACAGTATGAATTCGTGATCTGCCAAGAACGCCAGCTGACTAAAAATGAATATCACAACCTGCTCGGGGAGAGTAAGTTAGTGTTCTCGGCAAACCTACAAGAAACACTGGGCATCAGTTGGTATGAAGGTACTCTCGTTGGTGCCATTCCAATGGTTCCAGATCGTTTATCATACAGTGAAATGGCTTTAGATCAATTCAAGTACCCAAGCGAATGGACACTTAACTTTGACAACTATAGAATACACAGAGAAAAAGTTGTGGCGCAGATACACGAGTATATGAATAATTACGAAAAATATCTGCCAAGCCTAAATAAACAGGTAGAACTGCTAAAGAAGGATTTTTTTAGTTGCTCTAAACTCTTGGAGATGTTAAAATAAATGTCATCCTCGACAATAACTCGGAGAAAATTTAATGGAACAAAAACAAACAGGCCTTGACGCCATGGCCGGCGACGGTGGGTATCAAGAAGCATATCTAGCAGACGTTCTTCGCTTTAAAATGAAACGCGATCAAAAGCGTTTTTGGGCAGGTGACAATATTTCAGATTATGTCACTGAAGAAATGAAGTATAAACTCATCGACGAAGCAACAGAAGCATTTGAACTAGTTCTGGATCGTTTACTAATCGATCGCGAAACTGATCCCAATAGCCAAGGTACTGCTCGCAGATTGGCTAAGATGTATTTCAATGAGATCATGTCAGGACGCTACGATCCTGCTCCGTGTGCTACTGCTTTTCCTAATGATTCAGACGAACGATACGATGGCATGTTAGTAGTTCGTTCGGAATTGCGTAGCATGTGTAGTCATCATCATCAGCCTGTGAATGGTGTTGCCTACATCGGCATCATTGCCGCTGAAAAGCTCATCGGGCTATCTAAATATACTCGTATTGCACAGTGGTGTGCCCGTCGCGGTACGCTACAGGAAGAACTAGCCAACGACATAGCTAGAGAAATTATGAAAGCGACAGGTGCTAAAGATGTAGGTGTATATGTACAGGCCACGCATGGTTGCTGTGAGAATCGCGGCATCATGGCACATAGTTCTTTGACGCAGACTACAGTATTGAAGGGTGCGTTTAAAGATGATCCGGGTACTAAGAAAGAGTTCTTTGACAACATCAAACTACAACAGGACTTTGCCCCAAGATGAGCCCCAAGATGATCTACTATATCACTGCTGTGATGTATGCGGTAGCTTCGCTAGCCACAGGCAACTTGGTTTATTTGGCCATAGGATTGGCCGCTGTGTTCATGGGTATGGTGTTTGAATGATGTGGTACGAAATCCAACCTCTACGTGATGATCTGATGGTACAACAACAGATCCGTAACTCTTGGGAACATTTTGTTGGTGTCATCATGCTCAACCAAACTGGACGCAAGCCTGTGAAAACCTGCTTGCCCGAGTTCTTATATTGGTTTCCCACCCCAGAAGCACTACTACATGCAGATGAAGATTTCGTCAAGAGCATCATCCAACCGTTAGGTATGGTCAATGTCCGTTATAAGCGTTTGGTTGGAATGAGTAGAGATTATTTGACTTGGGACGGCGATGATGCTACAATGTTATATGGTATTGGCAAGTATGGTTCCGATTCGTACGAGATCTTCTTCAAGAACAACTACGGTGTCGTACCTACTGACAAAGAACTTAAACGCTATCTAGAAGAGGAAGTCTATGTTTCTTAAACTGCTGGAACGATTAGGTCGCAAGCGTATCATCATGGACCGAGTCAGCGATGAACCCTATCTGGAACGCTACTACCTCTTTCTCAAAGAGCGTGAGCGTTTTCCTTTTAATGTATTCTTACACAAGTTCCTAAAGGGTGATCCAGATGATCTCCATGATCATCCGTGGCCTTATGCTACTCTCATTCTTAAAGGCGGTTATTGGGAAACCACGCCCGAAGGCCGTTTCTGGAGAGGTGCAGGACATTTCCGAATGAGTTCAGCAGACAGCTATCATAGAATCGAACTAGAACCGGGAGTCACTTGTTGGACACTGTTCATGCCAGGACCCCATCGTAAAGAATGGGGGTTTGATGTAGAAGGTCGTTGGGTTAAATGGGATGATTATCTAAGGATGAGATATGAAAAAGTTAGTACTGGACAATAAAACTACCCTAGGATTGATCAGCGAATTATGTAGAGATATCGCTGTATCCGGCTGGAGACCCGATTATGTAGTGGGAATCACCCGCGGAGGATTGATCCCGGCAGTGCATATTAGCCATTGGTTAGATTGCCGTATGGAAACGCTAAACGTCAGTCTGCGAGACAATAACAGTCAAGGTCCAGAAAGCAATTTCTGGATGGCAGAGGATGCGTTTGGTTCCGGAGACACTGAAAAGAAGAATATTTTAATTGTCGATGACATTAATGATACCGGCGCTACATTCAATTGGATCATGGAGGATTGGAAATCATCAGTATATAACAGTGATAACACAGTTTGGGGCATTAATGTTAGATTTGCAGTATTGGTAGATAATCAAGCCAGTGACTGCGAAAGAGCGATGGACTTCTGCGGTATAGAGATCAATAAAGCAGAAGATGATGTGTGGGTAGACTTTCCTTGGGAAGATTGGTGGACTAAATGATTAAGAAGTTTTTTAAAACGCAAGATCACAAATATCCTTTGATGCGTGATCCTAAAAGGAATCCTAGATGTTATGAACTCACTGATAAAGAACGCGAAGAAGCTGCTCGACGAGTGGATCAGCTGTTACGAGAACGAACTGTTGAACATTCACATGGATACTACGGAGCATAAATGACTAGATTAAGGTTAGCATTAGCTCGTTGGATATTAGGCAAGCACTGTGGCTGTTATGTTATGGGCTATCATAAAATGTGTGATTATTCTAAGAGAACGAAACAATGAAAGTGATGTTACATTGTACTGACAAAGGTGTGAATGTCGAAGCAGATATTCTAAACCATAAAAAAGGTCAGTTTTTAGAAGTAGCTATGAATACAGTCAAGCTTCGAATGACCTATATGAACAAAGCATATGTAGGATCAATGGCAGGATTGGAATTTGTAGTACGAGAGGAAAAAGTTCCGACTGAACAGCGCAAGGAGTGGACTAGATGAAAGCCATGCAAAAAGTTGTTATGACCGAACACAACAGCATAGACGAAAGCAAAGGTGCTCCGTGGACTGAATTAGAATCAGAAGATTATCATGTATCAGTCTATCGTGATATCTACCCGGTTACTGAGGGTCATAGATTGTTCGTGCCTAAATATAATACTGTAGCAGTGTTGAGGGATGCATTCTCGGATGCTGTAGAGAGAGGTATCCAAGGAATGTTAGATGGAGAATGGGACGGATTTAATGTAGGCATCAATGTAGGAGAAGCCGCAGGTCAGACCTGTTCTTGGCCGCATGTACACATGATACCTAGACGCAAAGGTGATATGGCTGATCCCAGAGGTGGGGTCAGACATGTAATACCAGAAAGAGGAAATTATAAATTATGGAAATGAGAAAACAGTTAATCGAAGCTAGCAAAGAACACTTCCGGTCTCATATTAACAAGCACCGCATGAACATCGAAGTGATGTTAAATAATCCTACGGCTATTCACGAGCACAGCGACATCATGGAAGCTATCGAAAAGGAAGCAGGTTACATCGCCGAGTATATGGACAAACTCGAAGTAATGGAGAAATATTTTGCTTCATGAGATTCATATACCTTGGGAGGATGATCGTCAAACTATCGTCTGGTGGAATGAACTATGTGCTAGAGTAGTAGAACATTTTGGATTACCGGGCGGGAAATATAAAACCGATCTCAGTTCAGAATGGATGAAGTTTCAATTTTATGAAGAAAAGGATGCGTTCTTATGCAAGATAATGTTAAGCGAACATCTTGGACACTAACAGTCGAAGAGGATCCAGAAACAGGCGATGGTATATTGACCTTTCCCGAAGATCTATTAGAATCCGCAGGATGGAAAGAAGGTGATTGTATTCAATGGATTGACCTCAAAGACGGCTCTTGGCAACTAAAGAAAAAGAGTGTATAATAAACTATGGAAAAACTAAAAGTCTCTGAAATATTTTATAGCATCCAAGGCGAAGGTCGTTATATGGGTGTACCTAGTGTGTTCCTTCGAACATTTGGTTGTAACTTTAAATGTGCTGGATTCGGTATGCCTAAAGGTGAGTTAACTAACGAACCCGACGAAGTTGCTAAAAATATCCATCTCTATAAAAGTTATGAAGATCTGCCTTTGGTAGAAAAAGGCTGCGACAGTTACGCCACATGGCATCCGGCAATGAAACATCTAAGTCCATTTATGGAAATAGATGAAGTGGCTAATCGAGTAGTTGACACACTACCATATAAAGAGTGGCGCGATGAACATCTTGTTATCACAGGCGGTGAACCATTATTAAAGTGGCAGACGTTGTATCCAGACCTACTAAGCCATCCTCGTATGCGTTCATTGAAAGAGATAACTTTCGAAACTAATGGTACTCAGGCGCTTACTGATGATTTCAAAACATGGCTTCATAGAGAATGGCATCACGACGGAACTATTGGTTTCGGAAGAGGACACAGTTCGCTGACTTTCTCTGTGAGTGCTAAACTTAGCTGTTCGGGCGAAAGTCGAGAACGAGCTATTAAGCCGGAAGTAGTAGCAGAATATGAAGAATATGGTTATACCTATCTCAAATTTGTGATTTCCACAGAAGAGGATGCAGAAGAAGCAGAAGAAACTGTAGATATATACAGAGCGCATGGTTTTGAAGGTCCCGTGTATCTTATGCCCGTTGGGGGTGTTGAAAACATCTATAGTTTAAACAACAAACGAGTCGCTGAACTAGCAATGAAAATGGGTTACAGATACAGTGATAGATTGCAGGTTCCGTTGTTTAAAAACGCATGGGGAACCTAATGCCGTTAGATAGTGTACAATGTAGTCCGCCATCGGAAGATTGGGGTCTTCGTAGAGCACAGTATTGGAAACTTAAACTATGCTGGCTTCCTAAAAAGTGTTTCATAACAGGAAAAACACTTTGGGGAGAACTTGCCTATCACGGTGAACGATGGATTACTGGGCCTGGCGAACCTATCGTAGAACACTACTGGATTGAAAAAACTGAGTTCTTAATTTGGAACTTAAAGGGAAGAATATGAAAATAGTTAAGAAACTGTTAGGTATAGATAGGATCGAACAAGATCTTGTCAAAGCCCGAGAAGCATTAGAAGAAGCAGAAGCCAAACGAATCGAAGCAGAAAAAGCCACAAGCCTTGCTCTAGAACAAGAAGAACTTTCCAAACTATCTCCCAAAGAACGGGCAAATCGCAAGAAAGAGCCATGGGTTGGCGTCCTAAATACTCATGTCAATTCGGATAATGTTCGTAATGGTTTTTTTGAACTTGACTGGAATGACCATTTTGTGTTAAAATTAAAGCAAGAAGGTTATGGTGCGGATGGCGATAAAGACGAAGAAATCGTAGACCGTTGGTTCCGTGAGCTTTGTGCGAATGTGGTAGTAGATGGTGATTACGGTGGCCCTGTTAACACAGGTGTTATAGACATACAGAGTGTAAAGAAGAATAATCAATGACATATATTTTAGTTGATACTGCTAACACATTTTTCCGTGCTAGACATGTTATTAACGGCGATGCTGATATCAAACTCGGCATGGCATTCCATATAACTCTTAACAGTATTCGTAAGGCATGGCAGCAATTCGAAGGTAACCATGTTATCTTCTGTTTAGAAGGTAGATCTTGGCGTAAAGATTATTATGAGCCCTATAAACGTAATCGTGCAGAAACTCGTGCTGCATTAAACGAACGAGAGCAAGAAGAAGATCGAATATTTTGGGAAGCATTCGATACTTTTAAAGATTTTATCAAAGATAAGACTAATTGTACTGTAATGCAACATCCGCAACTAGAAGCAGATGATCTCATCGCGGGCTGGATACAGAGTCACCCCAACGACGATCATGTAATTATTTCCACTGACACAGATTTCGTACAACTTATCGCGCCCAATGTAAAACAGTACAACGGAGTGATGGAACATGTTATCACCCACGAAGGTATCTTCGATGACAAAGGCAAACCGGTCATCGATAAGAAAACAAAAGAACCTAAGCCTGCGCCCAACCCCGAATGGCTACTGTTCGAAAAATGTATGCGCGGTGATACTTCCGATAATGTCTTCTCTGCATACCCAGGTGTTAGAACTAAAGGAACATCCAAGAAGGTTGGTCTTACTGAAGCGTTTGAGGATAGAAAAACAAAAGGCTTTGCGTGGAATAACCTTATGCTAC